TGAGACTTTATATTTTGTTCCATTTGGTGCTACCAATACTAATTCAGTTTGATCTGAACCATTTACTTCTACTCTTTCACCTTTCTTAAAAGCTAGACCATCTCTATATTCTATTTCTGATACCAAGTAGTTTTGATATTCAGTATTAAATACGGGGCCTGGTCTAGTTAAGGCTCGTCTTGCCATTATCTACGCCCTCTTGTTCTTACGTTTAATCGTATCTTACCAACCTGAAATGTTTGGTCAGTATCACCTGTAATTTTCATTTTAACTTGTCTTGCTGTAAATCTTGCGTCTGTGTAACCGTCACTATTAAAAGTAAATGTTCCAAAGTCTGTTTCTGCTCCTAGTGGTGTAAATCTTCCTTTAAAACTTAAACTTACTCCTGGTAATGCAGCTGCTTCTTCATCTGGAATAATCTGATTACATTGCACATAATTATCGCCATTGCCTATTTCTATTGGGCCACTCTCACAAAAAGGTACAGAGGAGCCAAGATTAACAGAATTATTTAATGTGGTACTATCGTGCTGATAAACCTCTCCAGAACTATCACAAGCTACAGGGAAATCAAACACGCCTTGGTCTAACCAACATCCTCTATCTAATGCACCTATAGACCAAACATTATCTAAATAATTCCATATAACATATTTATCTGGAGTTTGGGTAGATGCAGATGGAAAGAAAAACCACATTTCATTATAGTTAGAGTTATGTCCACCACATGATGTTTTTCTATAAGTAGTGTTTAAATCATCAAAGATGTAATCATGCACATCACATTTTATTTCTTTTACTGAACCATCAAAAATAAAGAATGAGTTTTCACCCATCCATGTTAAAAATGCTCCAGAACTTACAACTGTTCTGGCACTTATTGCTTTACAGTTTGTACCAGCGTCTTGAATACCATATATAAAAGGAGAACCCGTGTAGTACATTCTTGCTACGCCTGTATCTGTATAAAGAACAATATCTGTTTGCCATTTAATAGCGTGTATTATTGTACCGCCTGTTGGTATTTGTAAATCACCAGCTGTATTCGTGGATGCTGGTGTCCATGTTGTTAGAGTTTCTCTTGATGACCATTGAATTTTTCTTGGGTCGCCACCAGCTCCATAGGCAACGACATGTCTTTCGTTAGTTACAAAAACACCAGTACAATCTGTAGGTGCATTGCTAACAACACTTGCTATAGTGCTAGGAGAACTAGGATTCCACTGATATATTTTTCCATCAGACGATGAGCAAAATATTAATATTTCACCAAAGTTATCAAAAGAAAAGTTATTAGTATCAAAAGATAAACCTGATTGTGAACGAGCATCACCATAATCTTCAACGTCATAATGATATGCACCATATCCTAAAGGATCGGTTGAGGCATCATTTACAAATCCAGATGGTGTAATGTCATACCAGGTATCAGTAACCATAACATAAACTTTTTCTCTTGTTCCAACTGCTAAAACTTTAGTGCCATTGTTGGTAATGTAGGCAAACATATTGGTTGGAGTTCCGTCTAATGGAGTTGTTCGTATTTTTTCCCAACCGCCAATAGGTCTTAGATAACCATTTTCAAAACGTACTAAATTGCCATTAACCCACCTACCTTTATTTGCATACTCAGTACCGTTAGTAACGATACCAGCTGGCGGTGTAACTTGGATTAATGCCATGATTAATTCTCCAATGCTTCTACTTTTTCTTTTAGTATTTCTATTTCGGTTATTGCTTCTTGTAAGGCCGCTGTGAGTAATGGAACTAATTTAGCCTGGTCTATTTGTTGATATTTTGGAACAGTTTTAGAAGCCGACCAAGTAGAATCTGATGGGAAAGTATCATCAGATTTTCCTTTAGTCCATTCAGACTCCGATACATTTTCTTGAATAATATTATTAGAATTATCAATTACTACATTTAATTTATTTTCTGTTTCATCTTTTGTACCTGTTATAGATTCTGGCACTGCTGTTACTTCATGTGCAATAAAACCATCAACAGTTTTTGATGTATCTGATTTCCATTTAAACTTTCTAGGTTGTAGTGTTTTAAGTCTAGTTATACCATCATCTATATCAACTATGTCTTGTTTAAGTCTGTAATCAGAAGATGTATTAAATGCAATAGCGTCTGCTCCACCATTTCTTTTTATAGAACCAATTTCTTGAGTGCTTCCACATCTAAAACTTATATATTCTGTGCTATTAACATTTGAGGAATTAGATAAAATTTGTCCATATCCTGGATTTCCAGAAAATCTTATTTCTTGTCTAAAACTTCCTGCTGTGCTTGTTGTTCCAATAGCCACATCTCCATCATCTCTTATTGTCATAGCAGCAGAGTTATTTGTTTTAAACTGCATTGTGTTTGAACTATTAGTATATTCAATAGAACCTACATCAACAGTATTTTCAACATCTGGACTGGTTTGAACTGCTTTGTTAAATTGAATTTTGCTAGTTCCATTTGGAGTGCTTGGGTGATATCCACCTGAGTGAAGTGTTAAGGTTGCATTAACACTATTATATATTAATAAGTCACCTGTATTGCTATCTGTTCCATAACCATATCCACCATTAGCAATTTGTAATCCTGTTCCTGTTCCAGACTTAGTAACAACAGAAGCACCATTAGAACCCATACCAACCACTGTTCCGTTGTATACAAAGTTAGTTTCAGCCTCTAAAGTATTAGCAGTTCCGCTACCTGTGATAACTTTATTGTCTGCATTATTATTAATGGTTGCACCAGATACGGTTGCAAAAGATAAATTACCAGAGCCGTCTGTTTCTATAACTTGGTTAGCACTTCCGTCTGCTGTTGGTAGTTTCCATATTTGATTGGCTGATAATGTTGGTGCTTCAAAACCAACATAGTTAGAGCCTTCATAAAATCTTAATTCATTTGATGAGCCATCTAAAGATACGGTGTTGCTAAAATTTGCAGCTCCAGTAGATGTAAGAGAACCGCTAAAAGTTGATGCACCGCTTTGTGTAAGAGTATTACTAAATGCAGCTGTTCCGCTAGATACAAATGAGCTGCTTGAAGTTAAAGTACCGCTTACGGTTGCACTATTTAAAGTAGCTAAACCAGATGTCGATACAGTAGTAAAAGCACCTGTAGAGGCTGAGTTAGCACCCACGGTTGCTCCATCAACAGAACCACCATTGATGTCAACTGTTGTAAATGTTGCTGATCCTGTAGATGTTAATGTTCCGCTGCTATCTAAAGTACCGTCTACATTTAATGTTTTTCCAGCACCAACTTTAAGGCCAACACTTGTACCACTACCATTAGCTGTAAAAACGCCATCAAGAGCGTCAAGGTCTGCATTTAATTTAGTACCCCAGGTATTAGTAGAACTTCCTACCTCTGGTTTGGTTAAATTTAAGTTTGTTGTAAATGTATCTGCCATAATATTTTATTTCGTTAATTTGGATTTAATCCAATCAATCCACTCTGGTTTCTTTTTATTAATTATAAACCCAATAACTACCACTAGGATAATTATTTCAAAGATTGCTTCCATACTAAGAATCTAAAGTTTTAGTAATTGAAGTTGGATTTTTTTGATTTTCTATTTGTGAATCTAAATTTGCTTCTAAGTTAGCAACTTCTTCTTCGCCCATAGCGTCTATAACCCAACCCTGAACTATCTCTGATGTTACTTCATCAAAAGGTTTAAAGTTAGATAAATCAGATGTATCTATACTTTGAGTACCATAAGATAATCCAGAGTATTCTCCATCTATTTTAGTTACTGACCAATGCACGTTATAAATTACATCATCATGCCCTTCTTCTTTAGGGTGTACGTCAACTGTTTTTACATTCCATTCCATTTTTATTCTCCTGTTAAGTTTTGAATTTGTTGTTTAAGTTCATTAACTTCGTTAGATAGTTCTTGAACCGCTTTAATTAATGGAGTTACCAATTTACTGTAATCCATTTGATACATATCTTCTTCTGAACCTGATACTGCATTTGGTACTATGTCTGATACTTCTTGAGCTATTAAACCCTCATCAGCTTTACCATCTGCTTTCCAATTATATGCTACTGGATTGAGTTTGTTAATTACATCTAAACCTCTAGCCTCGCCTGTAATGTCTTTTAATCTTGCATCTGAAGAGGTGTTATAGGCTGTTGCAGATGTTGTACAAGTAATAGAGCCAACTATATTTCCTGCATTATAATACCTATCAAAAGTTCCTGTAGAATTTCTAACCTGTGTAATTCTTGCTACCGATGCTGCTGAAACATCAAGTCTGCTTGGGCTTATTACAGCTCCATCTGCTGTATTTGTGCCAAAACTAATTGTACTAGTTCTACCCACCAACAAGTTGCCTGAATTATCTAAACGAAGTTTTTCTGACCAAGTTAAAGCTGCATCTGCTCCAGAAGTATTATT